GTATGCAAACTAAACACCTCATAATTTATTCTTTTCGGCTTTCAAGTATTCTATTATCATCCCACCAACGTAAGCTCCTTGTTCTCTCCAGAATTTCACTAATTCAAATGCCTCCTCGTAATGTTCAGCTTCAAATTCAATTTGAATAGCTTTCTTTACACCATTAGTCATATCGGAAAGCTCATTACTCAAATCTTCATCATCTAAAATTGAATAATCAACGTCCTCTTCTGGTTGCCAAACATCTAAACCCCATTCGCCAAGTTGGGTATTATCCCACTCATTAGCCAAAGCATCCCAATCCCATTCACCGAATCCGACGTTGTCCTTAATTATGAATTGACGTTTCTGTTCATCTGTTAATTCATCGGCAATCAATACCGGGACTTCCTTCACACCCAATTCATTCAATGCCTTCAACCGCATATTGCCACCCAACACCATAATTTCAGAATCAACAACGATTGGTCGCAATTCCAACATTTCGGGAAAATCCTTTATTGACTGAACCAATTTGTTGAATTTGTCATCCTTAATGATTCGCGGATTATTCGGGTTTGGTTTTATGTCTTTAGTCTTGATGTAATTCATCCAATGCCTTTTTGATTTCGGGATTTGTTTCCGCAATCTTTTCAATCATTTCCTTCGCGTGTCGTTTGATTGCGTTGTTTGCCGCATCGAAGATTGGTTCGTTGTTGATGACATCGCTGATTTCTTCACGTGTCCACTCCGGGTCAATCTTCTGAATTTCTTCGATTAGTATGTCCTTTGATTTACTCATTGTTTTTCTTCAGTTAGGATGTTGAACGATTCCCATTGTGTTTTAGGGATTTTGTTGTTTCGGCACACGCGTTTCAATCGTGTTTGTTTGTCGTTTCCGATGACAACTGATTCGATGGTTTTCCTTCCGTCGGTTGCCGTGATTCTGTATTGCTGAATGTTCATACCTTCGCAAATTTAATCAATTTCTAAATGTTTTGCGACACGTCTGATATGACGAGCAACGCAATCGTTGCAATTAATGTCCACGCTAAATTTGAATGTCCTTCGGCAATACTTCTGCAATTCCCTCAACTCGTTCAAATCCAAATGCACTTCATCCGTCTTGATGAATTGTTTTATTTTGCTAATTAGGTTTTCAGTTAATTCCATAGTTTCAATCACATTGTGTCGAATCTGATTTTGTTTTCATTGTTCAATTTGTAATTCTTAACCACGTAATCTTTCAACGCATTTCCGAATTCACGTTGTGCGTCGTGGTTGCCTTTTATCCAATTAATCCATTTGTGCCACTCGCCATCCTTCACCCTGATTCCGTTCTTCAGGTGTTTTATGTGATTCTTGTACGGATGGCAATCAGAGACCAACACGCATCGTCCAAACGTCCCGGCTTCGATTATTTTCAACTCTGATTTCAGGTTGTTGAATTTGTTATTTTCCAACGGAGCAAGGACTATTCCATAATCCCGATAGATGTCACCATACGATGTCAAGTCGCTAAACGGCAATCTTTTTGCATTCGGAAAATACTTTCGTTGCCATTTCCGCATCTGTTTATTAGTTCCCTTGATTGTGAAGTCAACATTCTTCAACGCACCACGCATCAGTTTCAAGTCGTGTTGATGTGTTGTTCCACCGGCATAAAGGAATTTATCAAACGCCTTATTCGCCCGGTCGCCATTCCACATTTCTTCCGACGTGTCCAAGCAATTACGAACGATGTGAACATTCTGATTGATTGATTTGATTTCATCCTTCAATTCTTTTGTAGTACACCAAACTACATCAGCCATTTCGATATTTGAACGAATACATTTTGAAAGGTTCAATTTATCGTAGTAATCCCAAAGGATGTGATTCTTCGGAAGATACCAATAGTCATCCACGTCACAAATGATTTTACATTTCCCGTTCGTTCGTTCTTTTATCTTCATCAACGCTTGTTCAGGTCTGAAGATGTTCGGCGAAATGTTTCTGTTGAATATCACGTGCGTCGTGTCCTTTGGCAGTCTGTCAATCCATTTATCTTCTTCATTTTCACTTGCATTGACCGGCATAATCTTCACGTCACTTCCGTATTGTTTCGCGAACGTTACCATCGGCACAATTAACCGGTGATATTCCACGCCTGAAAGATTCGGGATTGCCAAAAATATTTTCATTGGTTTATAGATTTTTTTGAATTCTGCCTTTGCGGCGTTTATTCCGTTTGCTACTGACATATAATTTATTTGAGTTTTGGCGGCGATACCGCGATAGGTGTCTGTCTTGTATAATTCCAACAATCCACGCGAATAGAAATGCATCCGGGATAATGTGTCGTTGACCTTTTCTTCAATGTCGTCTGTTTGTTGATTAGGTGCTGCAATCTGAATGTTTTCAATCGGTTCGAATTGGCGTTTGTTGCGTTGCGATTTTAGGAATTGAAACTTTAGCATCACGATGAAATAATTTCGAAACTTTCCGTCCGCCTGAACCTTTCGGATTTTATCCCGTCGAATCAAACATTGTTCAACGCATTTGGAAATTAATTCATCCGCGTCAAATTTGTTGCCGGTTAGTTTCAACGCGTAACGCATCAACCCTTCATCAGAATAAGCATCTGCAATTTTCAACTTTTCAAAGTTAGTTGATATTTGCATTTATGAAATTAGGTGTTGCATTCAATGTGTTCAATGGTGAAGAATTGTTAATTGATTCAATGAATAGAATGCGAATGGTTGCTGATTATATCGTCCTGACCTATCAGAACACGTCAAATGTAGGGAATAGAAAAGTACACAAGTTTGATGACGTTGCCCACCTATGCGATGACATTGTTTTGTTTGAACCAAACGATGTTCGTCCGGCAATCAACGAAACAAACAAAAGGAATTTAGGATTGCACTATGCCCTGAAGAATGGTTGCAGCCATTTTATGTCAATTGATTGCGATGAATTCTACCACCACGACCAATTCTTAAACGCAAAAAACTTAATAATCGAAAAAGGATTTGAATCAACCGCGTGTGAATTAGTGAATTACTTTCATTCGTCCAAATATCAGATTGCGGCACATCGACAATTCGTTCCTTTCATCTTCAGGATAACCGAACACAAACACAAACACCTTCATCCTTTCCCGGTTGTCGTTGACCCGACACGCGTCATCAGCCAAGCCAAGTTTCATTTATTCGACAAGTCTGAATTGCTAATGCATCATATGTCATATGTTCGAAAAGATTTGGATTCAATGAAAAGCAAGTTAATGAATAGTCCGAACCGAAAATTGTTCGCGGATATTATTCCGTATTATCTGAATTACTTCAAAGATTGGGATTCAACACAATCAGCATTGAACCCCCATCAATTCAAAAAAGGTCTTGGCGGAAATTACGTTCAGGAAGTTGAACATCCGATTGAACTTTCCGTTTGTTTTAACATTCAATAAATTCCATTAAAACGGGATTTTATTTCAGCGTTAAAACTAATTGACCTCAATTCCCATTTCTTCCAAATCCATCCAACTCATAGAATTGTCATCCTTGTTCAGGATTAGTTGTTTCAAATCTTCTGTCATCTTCAAATAGTTCGGATAAATGCTCATTAACTTACTCCATTCCTCAAATGAATAGATGCAAGTTGAATGGTCGCGACCGCCAATCAATTTACCGATGTTCTTATAACCCGTTTCGTTCAACGTCCGTTCCAAATAAATGAAACATTGACGTGCAACAACGAATGGTCTTTTTCTTGTTTTGCTCTTCATCGCCTGAACCATTCCGAAGATGTTCGTATCAAATCCGATTTCCTTCAATGCTAATTGGACGCTTTCTTTCTTCAGGAAATAATCTGCGACCACCTCAATCGTTGGCACTTTTGCCAATCCCATTTCATTCAGGACACGTGAGTTCATTTTGTAGATGTAATGCCATCCGAACCCTTTGTTGTGCAAAAATTCTTGCGTTGAAATTAACGCGTTTCTTAATCTTTCGTTCTGTTCTGTAATCATATTATTTTTGTTTTGTTGTCGTGATTTATATGGCACTTACGGCAACGAATCTGAATGTTCGATGTTTCCCACGCCAATTCTGAATTACCGGATTTTTGACATTCATCAACGCTGATGGTGTGACTGCAATCTAAATAAACACCTGAAGATTTCAGGCAGTCCACACAAAAGTTATAGCCGAATTCATTCCATTGCAATTCCAATGCGTGTGCCTTTGCCATTCTTATTCGTTTATCAATGACGGATTTTGAAACGCGTCCGCCGTCTGATGTTCCATAATGGTTCATATTTTCTTAATTAGATTAGCAATGTTTGTCAGTTCGTCAACGTTAGCATTTTTGTTGTCTCTCCAATAATTCCGCAACGCCGTCAACGCATCAAATTTCCTTCGTTCTTTTCCACTCAATTTCTTTTCAGACTTGACCGGCAATTTGTCTGTCAAATCCCATTCAATAACATTTCTTCCCGTCACTTTGCATTCACGAACACATCGTTCATAAATAACTCCTAGGTCACGCAATTCTGTTGTCCTTGAACCGACCCCGTGTGAACCTGAAAAAATATTTCTCAATGCTTCGTTCGTCGTGCAAGGTGCATTCCTATAAATGGCTTCGTACACCTCAAATCTGCGTTTAGATAACAACCCTTCCGCTTTTATCTGATGGTAGCAATTAATTGATGTCTGTCTCATTTCAATTGTTTTTGTCTAATTGCCCAAGTTAATTCTGCATTCAATTCTAATTCGTGAACGAATGCCCAACAAAGGATGTCGTTGTTGAATATATCCAAATCCATAATCGGTTGCGGGATGTTTAGTTGCACCCGGATTTGATTATTCGTTTCGCATAGATTTCTATGCAATTGAAGCAAATATTCAAATGCGTCTGATTCTGATTCGAATTCGCCAATGTAATAAAACCCCTGACGAACTTCTTCAACTGAAAAAGAACAAAGGTTCTTGGTCGGTCTATAAATGTAAAAATGCTTCATAGTTTGATTTCCAATGTTTCGTCTTTAAAGTCAATTTCAATTTCGCTGATAATGAATTGGAAGTCCAATGACTGAACCTGAATTTGCTCAATTCTCACATCGCTGAATTTGTGTTCCGTTTCTTTGTGATAACCATCGACATCCCATTGCAACGCAACGCTTTCTATTTCAATTTCAATGTCCATCCATTCGGCATCCGGTCGGAAATAGATGTTCCAATTTACGCGTCCGCCTTCGATAAAAATCTCTTCAGCACCTTCAAATAGTGCTTCTTCATAATACGTCAGAATCTGACGACTTTCTAATTTTGTTAAATGTGTACTTTTCATATCGTTTATGCCTACAAAATTAATTCCTTTTTGACAAATCAAAAATTTGATTGAACTTTTTTTGGTTCTTTTTCAATTACAACCGACCATCCATCGCGTTCCAATCCCTTCTTAGCCCGTGCCGCTTGTTTGTCTGTCAACCCGGTGATGTAATCAGTTATTTTTCCGCGTGTTGCTATGATTCTCATTTGGTGGAATTGTATTTCATAACCGATTTCCGAACCATTGCCCGAAATGATTCATCTTCATTCGTGCGTTTTGCGGCACTTTCTTTGTTCGCTTGGTGTTCTGATATTGATTTTCTTTCAAAATAACTGAAACGTTCTGAAATGTACCGATTTAACGCCGTACAGACCTTAATTGAATTAAGGTTGTTGTATAATTCGCCATAAACACCGCGACGAAGTTGCTTGAAAAAGAATCCAAGTTCTTCAATGTTCAGGAAAAAACCAACCGAATAGACATCTTCAGCAATTGCCTGAATTGATGATTCTGAAATCGACGACATCATATTCAATGCGTTCGCCGTTTCGACTACAAATTGACCAATCAATTTTTCCGCGTGTTCGATTCCTGATTCCTTTCGTGCCGTCGCCAATGTGAATGCGTTTGATTCCATCACCTGAACGGCTGATTTTGTTTTGATTTCTTTCATCACCTGAATTGCGTCAATCTTAGTTGTAAAGATTTGCAATGAAGTCGGGTGATACTCCTGATTTCTTTTTTGTATTTCCATTTCTTTTCGCTTGTCCGATTATTGTATTAAATTTTGTTCTAAGTTTTGCCGTTGATTGAACGTTCGGTTTCCAAAATTCGTCGTGTTGAAGGAACTTGAAAACCAATTGCAAATCTTCTTTTTTGATTCCGTCTTTTGTTAGCATCAATCTAATTGGTGAAACCCATTTTCCAAATTTTGCAGCCCGGATGTTTTTCAACGTGCCACCTGATGAAATTATGTTTTGCTCAAATAGCTGATGGAACGCCTTTGCGATTTCATAAAATTCAACATCAGAAATCGGCACATCGGAAATTTTAATTTCTGACATTAGTTGTTCTTGTACTTTCTCTTTCTCTTTCTCTTTCTCTTTCTCTTTCTCTTGTAACAAAGCCCCTTCGGTAGCCCCTCCGGTAGCCCCTCGTAATGGGTTACCCAATAGGTCGCAATTTGTCTTTGTTTTATACCCTTTTACGGATTGTTCAATGTGGTGTCGTTGGCTTTCATAACAAAGATTCGCAATGAATCCCAACCCTTCCGGGTTTTCGTCCAAGAATTGTTTGTTGATAATAGCCATTAAAAATTTTAATTTGTCGGAATCTTCTTTCAATTCGTTCAATACATCGAAATAACTTCGAAGAAAATTGAACCCCTTTCGTTTTGTGAGTTTCTTCATATCGTTTTTAAATTTCTGTATTGTGAAAAGATGCGGAAAAGGAACAGAAATATCAAAACCTTTTACACGACCGCCGCCGCAACCGCATCACAAAAATATTACTTTTTCTCTATTATGTCAGGCGTGTTCTGAATGATGAAAAACATTGTCAACATCCCGGCGACATACGCCGCCAACAATGCACCCGAATAAATTATAATCAATTCTAATCCGTTAACTTCCATCACTCGCAATTTGTTGAACCTTGTCGTTTATTTCCTTCGCTGAATACCTTCCATTATCGCGTTGCCTTGATTGAAGGTTCAATATTAAGTCGCTTAATTCATCAGGTGATGCCGAATCAATTGCCGATTCAAATGTTGCAATTTCTAATCGTTCAACGATGGTTGAATTTTCCAACAATGAATATGCGTATTGTTTCGCCGCGTCCGATGCTTGATAATCAGATTCGTCCAATGAAATCGCATCCGCAACCCTTTCGAACTTGTCTGATTTTGGAAGATACTTCACAATACGACGCAACATTGTTTTGCGTGTCATTTCGCCATAATGTTCAACCCAAATACACGATTTGATTTTCCCGGCTTTGTAGGCTTTCCAAGATTCAGAAGTTTCACGGATGTCGTTCACTTCTTTGACCGCCATCGCATCTGCTTGTTTCGTTCCTGATGGAAGAATTGCCACCGCATAAACACCGATAATTTCACCGCGATTCGTGCTGAATGGATTCACGACGTGTGTGACCGGATTTTGGAATTCTCCCGGATTCATTTGAAATTCGTCGTTCGAATAAACCAATTGACATTGAATCGTTTCAACCGAACCCGTGTCCGTTAGTAATTTGACCAATCCTTGATATGATGGTTCAAGACAACACATCGTTCCGTTTGGCGACCAACGCGGCACTAAATAAGCCATTTTCATCACCGGGTTCAATGTCAATCCGCATTGTGCGACATTCAATACCGCTAATTGTTTTGATTCCGTTGTCGCGTTCTGTAATTGTTTTGACTTATTGATTAGCTGAACGGCGAATGAAACTTCTTTCGTCACTTGCTCTTTCGTCAATCCGCGTTCAATCATTGCGGATTGCACCTTGTTAAATTCTTTAATGTTCGCCATTAGATTAAATCATTAGGTTCAACTTTGAATACTTTGCACATCTGCACGATGTCTTTTACACGTACATATTCCAAATCGTGACCATTCAGCCAACGACTTAAGATTTCCCTTGCACGTTTTGGTTTCTTCTCAGGAAACACCATTGCGGCAATATCCTGAATTCGTAAATCGGGACGGGAATCCTTGAAACCCGTCACCACTTGTTTGATTTTATTGTTCATCTGTTTTCTGCTAGTTCAGCCGCCAATTCTTCGGCTTCGATTCTTTTTTGATTCCGCCATTCGGACGGATAGTTTTCCTTCAAATGTTCTTCGATTTGCTCCCGAACATCGTCATCGTCCGTTTCCCATTCATAAAGTTCTTCAAAGTCATAATAACTAATTGATAACAACATTGATTGGTCGTCTAAATGACTGCACGTTCTAAAATCCGTGTCAATGTGTTCGTTGCATTGTTGGCAATATTCTATACTCATATCGTGCAACAAATATAAC